AAGCAATGTACGCATTCAGTGTCCAAGCAAAGAGGAGCCACGCCGTATAGGGCGCAAACAGGAGTTGCGCCACCGACGTTCTAAGCGACTTCTGCGTCTGTAACGCGAGCAAAATCATTGCCGTAAGAATCGCAAGAGCGAACGCCGAGTTTTTCGCAAATACGGGAACCCAGGAAATGTTAAGAACGAGGCCGATGATAAGAATATCCCGCAGACGCGTATTATTCCACTGTGAGAGCAGGGTATAAATGTATAATCCATAGAGGACCGGCCAGACGTATTGGAAGACGTAACTCGGAGGTTGCCACGGAGGACGAACGCACGTGTCAAATGGGGAGGACATTTCTATTTGGTGAAAATATATACTTTCTATATAGGATGCGACGAATAAAGACGGGAAATAAAAAGATATACATTGTTATTTCTATCTTAGTTGTATGCTCCCTGTTGTTTATGTATATGGTATTTAAAGGTGCGATAAACTATAATCTAATATCGAATTGTAAAGATATTCCAGTGGAAAAGTTTTGTGGTTTGAAAGTAATCGACTTGGCTGTTCCTGATGATTTGAAACGTGAAATTTTGGAGGAAGTATCTGGGGGACAAGGAACGCGCGTTGTAATACCCGGATGGAAGGCAGGAAGAACGATAAGCACAGCAACTATTCAAAAAGATATACCAAGAGTGTATGATTGGTATAAAAGTATAGAGGGGTATATTAGCAGTATTGTAGGCGAAAGCGTATATGTGACGCCCGATAGATTCCCCACAACCTGTGCGATATTGATTTACGAAGAAGATGGTGATTTTATAAACTGGCATTATGATGTGAATTATTTTGATGGGCGATTTTTCACGCTAATTGTTCCGGTTACTATAACAAATACTTGCACAGAGTACGTATATTACGATAAAGATGGAAATAAAAAGGGTCTTCAAGAAGAACGCGGGAAAGCAATTTTATTTGAAGGAGATAAGGTCTTCCATATGGCGAGCGCATTTTGTAACAAGGGTCAGAAACGCGTAATGATTTCTGTGCAGTTTTCTACGAACCCGAATATAAACTGGTTTAATAATATTTTAATGCGGATAAAGGATATTGCGTATATCGGATACTAGAGAAGCCAGGTACTTAGCGGTAATCCGGTTTAAAATATGGCCACTATCTATCCTATAGATAATGGTCATAACGACAGCAGTGTTAACAACTCTTCCGCACTACCTCGCAATGGTTCCTTGGCGTAATAGGGAGGATACCACATATCCCTACGTCGTGTTTATAGGGACGTCCCTGTCGGTCGCATGGCACATATACGAGGAGCCGATGTGGACTATGCTATTTTTCGCGGACCACTTGGGTGCGCTCGTATGGGCCATCTATGACTTTCAACTGGCCGCACAATTGTCCGAAAAGAAGAGGGAGTGTATTCTTGCGTTCAATACGGCAATCTTCCTTTTATACGCCCTATCAAGCGCCCTAGGAAAATACCATTCCGTGTGGCACATTGTATCGGCTCTAAAGTGTATTCTCGTGTCCGTGGTCGCCGCAGAGGTTTAGTAGGCGAACATCATACCGCCACGTCCAGCGTACACACGGAAGATATTGTAGGTCTCCGCCCAGGTCCAAACGATGTAGCGAGGGACATTCGTCTTGGATGAACTCCCCGCGACCGGCTTGTATTCAAGGTCCAGAGATATACTCGTGACCTTGTCTAGGTTCGCCTCGCCGCAGGGATAGGACGGGTCTAAATTGCCGTGATTGAGTCCGAAGTGGAGCGAATACATATAGCGGTTGATGTAGGGGGACTTTTTCATTTCGGTTGAGGGTATAAGAGAGCGAAAAACGGATGGGCTCAGCGTGGAGTAGCGCACGAGGCTTCCTTCATAGACGAGTTGTATCGTTTTGAGCGGCTCGGAATTGCGGAATACGAATCCGGGCTGTAGGAGCGCCGGTGATTTCATGTTGATTGGGGCCGCGTCGGGCCACCAGAGACGGCCTGGGTTAGTGGCGCCGGATAAGTCTCTGGTTGCGAGGAAGGGCGCATTGAATGAGGGGGCCTCGTAGCGATTCGCATAAAAGAGGATATTTCTCGTCGGATTCGGTATTCTCAGGTCAATAGATGACATGGGGGCCGCAGAGCTGTCGTGCGGCTCAAATGCGTAGTGTTGGGTCACGGGGACTTCAATGTCAGATATGCGGAATCTGTTGGCTTCTGGGCCGTCCAAGTATATATATTCGGCGATGACATAGGTGTCTTTGAGAAGGAGGGGGGACGGCATGGCTGCGTTCGGAATGGCGCTGGCTTTTACGGCGACGGTGGGATTGCCGATGGCGCCGGCTGTTGCGGGAAGGCCGTATATGTCCGAGCCGGCTGGATTAGACACGTAGAACTTGCCGCCCTCTATCGGGAAATAGCGAGAGCCGGCTACGTCTGTGGGATTCTGTGCGAGCCCTGTGCTAACAACGAGATTTGCGACCGGGTTAAATGCGACCGTGAGTTTCACGGGGTCAACGGCGAGCGCGTCTATGGGCAGGGCGATTCCCGAGTCTCCACGAGAGAACCAGAAAGGGAGAGGCGTATATGTCACCACGGGGTTCGTGGACGCCGTGGAAAAGTCGGGAAAATTCGTCATATTTCGTCGGATAAGGGTGTTTACGAGTGGGACCTTCTCTAGAGGCGTGTAGAACTCGTCCAGGACCTCTAGGAGTCGCCCGTCAATCTGCTCTACGCGGACGCCTCCTATATCGAGCGTGGCAGAATTCACGATAGCGTGGCCGAGTGAATTCGTCCAAGTCCAAGCGGGTCCGAGGAAACCGCTGGTGGCCGCGGCGTTGCGTTGGGCCGTGAAAATGTCGGGGTAGGTGCATACAAGATAAAGACGGGAAATGAGATGGCCTTTTCTAGGAAGAGTGATGACGGCCTTGTTTCCGAATGTGGGATTCGTGTCAAAGTCCAGACGAACCCACTGCGTCGTGAAGCGCCCGGCTTTGATGAGGACGGTGGTGAAGAGGGCCACGTTCGGCTGTCCTTTTGGAGAAAGAAGTCGCGAGTCTTGTATACCACTATGCAAGACTCGCAACAGCGCTGCGACCATACTATTTAGATGGCGCTTTGTTTATTTAGATGGCGCCGATAGAATATGTGCGTTAAATAGGAATGGATAGTAAATTTTATGTAATGCCTAATACAAATTCCAATTACGAAGAGCCTAATAACAATCTGCGACCTCGAAAGTTACATCCACGGTCGCCTAATAGGTCGCGAGCCAGGTCACTGATACGGTCGCCTAATAAGTCACTCAGAAGCTCGCCCAATAGGTCTTCTCTCCGAAATATAGAGCCGTACGAAAATACAGAGGAGTATTCCTCTCCACTCTTCCGTATGAAAGACTACATAGAATGGTGTGAAAATCACATTCGGGATAATCCCAAATCGGTTGAAGCGAAATCTTGCGTCCCAATCTTAAAGGCCCTGCGAACTCAAAGCGGCGGGCGTCGGCGCACACGCCGTACACGCCGTTGCAACTAGACGCTATGAGTCGCCTAAAATATTCTCGATATATCATGTAGGGGTATGCGGGTAAAAACGTGGTATCCATTTCCTGAGACATTTCGTGAGGACCTCTGTGTTCTTCCAAATGACGGCGAATCTCAGTATGAGGCATTCCAATCCATTTTCGCACAAATTATGTCAGCTACATATGGGCCTTCAAAAAAAGCTACAGCTGATACAAGCCCATATGAAATGCTGTGCGAAAAATACGGTATTGAATTAATTTTCTCAGAGAAAACTCCTGGTGTAGTGGGGCCGGAAAAACGTATTATATGGTATGCTCCGGGAAAAGTTACCCACTACATCGCAAATGTGGATGGAAAAGATATGAATCCGTATGACAAGCTACAGGCAGTAAATACGCAAGGCTTCTGTCAAATGTTCGCGTTTTTTCTCGCAAAAGGGGACACCGCTGGATTTAAGGAAGCGGATCAGACGAAAACAATAAGTGTGGAGAATTTCAATATCCTCGTGCATAACACGCAAACATGTTTTAATAAGGCTATGACATACTTAGAGGGCGATCCTAATATTCTAGAACGGTTTGAGGAGTTTTTTAAAAAGCTTAGGAAAGCGAACCGCGAACAACGGGGAATAAAAAAGGGGACGACATTTGCGGAATATATAAGGGATTTCAAAAAGATAAATGAATCGGACAACTGCGTAAAAGCCTATATTTACGACAATCCCCTGCGTGGCTATAGTGATGGTAAGCCGAGACTTGCGCTATGGTTTTTGCCGAATCACGAGGCACCAAATTACGTTGGAAAGCCACATTCCTACGACTATCCTAGAGCGGCTCGTAGCGCAAGTAGGAGCGTAGCGCCTAGAGCTCGTAGCGTAGCGCCAAGAGCACGTAGCGTTGCGCCAAGAGCACGTAGCGTTGCTCCAAGAGCCCGTAGCGTAACTCGCAGGAGATAAGCTTAATCCTCAAACAGCGGGTTCGCGAGGCCGTTCGCGAAACGGAGCCAGTTGATTTCCATACAGAACACCTTGATTTCCCAGTCCTGTTGGGCCAAGGACCCTCCCGGATTTTTGATTTCCATCGTGAGTCGTATAGAGTTCGCGCGAGACGCATTGATAGAGCCGGTTGGCTGGTGTGTACCCGGCTTTTCTGCAAAGGATAGGCCATACATATAGGCCGAATAGGCCGCGTAACCCCCCTTGTGTTTGGAAGCGATATGTTGTCGGAAATATTGCTCGTCGGCCTCAATCATCGTGATTCCGTTCACTTGGAGTTTGGCCTTGAGAAGCATAGGCTGTGTGAAGAAGACTTCGGTGGGCGGCGCAGAAGGCCACTCGGACTCCACGCGATTAGTGTAATTCGTCCATTCGTTATTGATGGCCGTCGCCTTGCGCCGAATAGTCCATATGATTTCCTCCAGAGGATGATTCGCCTCTAGAGGTAATTGTATCGTCACCGTATCTGCGGCCGTGTTCTTGGACACCTGATACTTTGTCGGTTCGTCAAACGTAAATGTGTGTAATTCCCGATGCAGCATCTCAAACGGTTTGCGAAGGAGGTGTTGGCGATACTCGCCGTCCAGAAGAGCCCCGTGTGTCACAAGACCCACCGACTCTAGAAGAGGTATGGTGGGCGAAGTCGTGCGCACTCGGTCGGAAAACTGTATGCGCCGGTCCAAGGGGACTTCGTCACACGATGCGCGAGCCCCTGAAATTCTGCGGACGAGCTCGGAAAAGGGACGGAGCGTGACAAAAATGCGGACGGCCCCCTCTTTGGACGCAATGAGTGGCAGGGCTTCCTGGTATTTCACACGGCCGAAGAAAAAGGGGAGAGGACAGTGGACGTATCCATCCTCTGTGGGGAAATTGCGGACAGTACCGGCCGCCGCAAAGTTGCGTAGCGTCTGTATAGGCACCCTCGCAAAATGGTCATATGTAACTCCGAATTGCGCGTTGTAGTCACCGAAGAGGCTCGCAAACGCATAAATAAAGTCACCGTCAATCGTCTCCAGCGTCTTTCCGTCTATTTCCAGCTCGGCGGAGGCGATACAGGCGGACCCGAGTGAATTCGCATACTCCCACGCGTCGGCCTGTGGATTCGTGTAGGTAATTCGCCCCGCCTCAAGCTCATAAAGGGTGTTGGAATCTAGCCAGTGTCCGAGCTTGATTTGTAGGGCCGTTCCGAAAAGAAGGTCGCCGACACGAAGAGAGCCGAGGTCGAAACAGAAACGCTGGCCGAATTCAGCGGGGCCACGGAACAGAGTCGTCTGAACCTGGGGAATGAAACTCACCGTTTTTCGGTTCCGGTCTTTGGAAAACCAGGACTTGTTTGTTGCGAGGGGAAAGAGGTAATTCTCTTGGGGGTCACGATCCGTGAGGTCCAAGAGAGTTGTAATTCCACCTACGGGGTCCATACTAAATATTACGCAGAGCATCTTTAGTTCGTAAACGCGATGTAGCCCCTATTATCCTCTATCGTATAGACTACCCAGGTATTGACAACGAGGCTGAGCTCCACGGTTTTCGTGTCAAATGTGGACGCGAGGTTCGGATAGCGTAGAAAGATGCTGAAGGCCGGTTTTTCGGCCGTGGAGAAGTTTATGGAGCCTTCAGGGACGGGTATGTGGGGGGTCGCCCGTCCTATTCCTGGCCCGAGGTCCCAATTCATTTCGCCGAGACTGAATCCAGGGTCGCGCTCCTCTTTTGCGAAGGGCACGAGCGTATTCCACAGAATGGGCGCAGCGGAGGCCTCTCGGTCACGCCCCGCAATCAAAAACGTCGCCGAGCCGTAATAGGGATTGCGCTCATCGGAGGTGGCCCAGCGCCGATTCCTATAAAGGTTGTCCCAGGTGCGTATGTACCAGAACATGCGACTAGCGGGATGCTCGGCGTCAATATCCTTGACGACCCGAATGGCGAAGGCGCCCGAGAAGGTGTAAGTGTTCTCGTAGAGAAGGGAATACGGTATCTCGTGCTTCTGGGTCTCATATTCTGCGCGCGATTCGGCGTCCATATAGGCGTGCCGAGTCTCCAGAGTGAGAATGGGTTTCCCTATGAGTTCTCTCGGAAGTGGTTGGAACGTCGTTGTTGGCCCGCCACTTCTGTCCGTAATTTGGAAGGTCGGCTCGCTCCAAGGAGCAGGATGGACCACTGCGTCGTCGGAGCATTCCACGCACTCCTCTAGAGGGCGGAGGGTGAGTTTGAGGCGGAATTTCTGTTGTTTCATGGCGCATGTGGGGAGACCTCGGGTGTTCCCAGGAATGGGAATTTTCAGGCGGAGTCGTCCAGGTGTTGCTAGGCGTGAGAGGCTGGTCGTATCGGTGTCAAAGCCCAGTTGGCCTGAGAGGGCCTGTGTGAGCCTGGCGGAATTCAGGGAGCCGCGGGACAATTCACTCGCCCAGAGAGAGTCTCCAGAGGTTTCGTAGAGGAGAACCTTGTCCTGGAAAATTTGGATGGTGGAAAAAAGAAAATACGCAATTCCACGAGTATAGCCGTACGTTCTTGGGGGTGTGGTGGGTGTATTAATAAAGTAATTCCAGTCGGCGTTTTTAGCCGCAACATCCGGAGGAAGCCAGCTGGGGAGGTCAATGAGTATGGTGGCTTCCAGAAACAATTCGCCGGCGACCTCAAATTCAAATTCACAGGAACGCCCGAAGTCCGTGGAATTCAGGGGGACGTTCTGGCGCAATTCATTCAAAAATGCGGGGCGGCGCTCGTACCGTGTTTCAAATGGATTGACGGCGTCCTGGAAGGTTTGGCTGACAAAATAAACGTCCTTGTTTCCTCTGGCTATGGATTCGTATAGGGCGCCCTCCATGAGCGCTCCGGAACGTTCGGACGCCATCCTATTCAAGCGCACGACTTACTCGGGGCGGGCGCGGGCGCGACGTTTTAGACCCAAAGAGTGGTGCGCTTAGGCCAGAGCGCATCAATCCGCTTTCTCCATTCGCCTTCTGGGGTGGAGAGAAGATTGGGGGCGCCCATACTGGCCGGCCAGTGAATGGTGCCGTCGGGTCGGATGGCCGTGGTCTTTGCGTCGGGCCACACTCGGTCTGCGATGGTGAGGCGGTCCTTTCGCCACGTCGCATTGTATTCCAGAATCAGGGCGACATTGTAGGTCTTGTAGCCGTCCCGACGAACCGTGTTGGAGAAGTCAAAGTGGATGCGGTAGCCGTGGCCGCACATGGACTCCAGGAGGGCGATGGCGGGGAACTCGGCGAGGGCGTCCCACAGGCTCAGAGAGGCGTAGCGGGTTTCCGTGAGATGCTCCACGCGCGTTCGGAAGCCGAGGTCACGCACGGTCTCTTTGGCCTTGTCGGCGACCACGGAGATACGCACGAACTCGCCGGTCTCCTGGTCCTCGGCCATAGCCTTTGCGTCATAGACTTCGGCGTGCTGGTAGATGAAGAAGGGGAAGTAGGTCTGGCGTCGGCCCCGAGAAAGTTGGCGCGCCGTCTCTTGGAGGTAGTTCTTCTTGGCGAGTTTGAGGAAGAGGGCTTGGGCGAGGGCCGCAGTCACGGACAACTTTTCACGCGTCTCGGGCCAGGTCTCCATCGTGTTCAGTACAGGTGAGTGGGTGCGCCGGTGCTTCAATTTTTTTAAGGGGTTTAGGGCTCTAGTAAAATTTGAATGTGCGCGCTGCGCGCAGGATATCACGAAATGGATAAAAAGACGGTCGCGGAATTGCGGGCGCTGTGTAAGGAACGGAACATTCGCGGAGTCAGTGGAAAGACGAAGGCGGAATTGATAGAGCGCCTGAGTCCGCCGAACGTGATTGTGGATGCGGAGCAAGCACCTCTAAGACAAGAGGTTATTCACGGGGACGTTATGAAAGTTCTGCGCACACTGGCCGCGGAGTCTGCGCAGATTGTTATCGCGGATCCGCCGTACAATATCGGCAAGGATTTCGGGAATGACAGTGATAAGCAGACGATGGCCGAGTATCTCAGCTGGTGCGATGAGTGGATTCAGGAGTGTTTGCGCGTTTTGCGGCCGAATGGGACGATGTTCCTCTATGGCCTCAGTGAGCACCTCGCGCTCATCTTGGCTCGGGTGCCGCTCTCGGTCCATAGGCGATGGCTTGTGTGGCATTATACGAATAAGAATGTGCCTTCACTGAATTTCTGGCAGCGTTCTCACGAGAGCATCTTGGTTCTGTGGAAGGATGATAAGGTGTTTCATCGGGACGATATACGCGAGGCATATACGGAGGGGTTCTTGAATGGGGCTGCGGGGAAGGAGCGGAAGGCCACAAAGGGGCGGTTTTCCAAGGGTGATAAGACTACGACCTATAAGGCGCACGCGGACGGGGCGCTGCCTAGGGACGTCATAAAGATTCCTGCGCTGGCGGGAGGGGCGGGGATGAATGAGCGTGTGGAGCATCCGACGCAGAAGCCCTTGGCGCTCTGTGAGCGCCTTCTTCGGTCTTGTGCGCAGAAGGAGGGGTTCGTGCTCGTTCCGTTTGCTGGCTCAGGGAGCGAGTGTGTGGCCGCAAAAAAAATGGGTCTGCCCTTTGTGGGTGTGGAGCTGAACGAGACCTATGTGGCCCTGGCTAGGGAGCGTCTGCGGGATTCAGGACTCACATAAGGCTTTCCCAGTCGGCGGGCTTTTTCGCGAAGGGGTCGT